ACAGGATGGACATACACGGAGAAATAATATGGCAAATTACGAAGCAACTAAATACGATTTTGATGGAGCAAACCTTACAGGTATAGAAGGTATTCCAACTGGAACTATTATACCTTGGTCTGATGGTACTGCACCATCTGGATTTTTAGAATGTAATGGTGCAGCTGTATCAAGAACAACTTACGCAGCTTTATTTGCAATTATTTCGACTACTTATGGAGTTGGTGATGGTGCAACTACTTTTAACGTACCTGATCTACAAGACAATGTTGCAGTTTCAAAATCTAACAACAAAGCTTTAGCATCCACTGGTGGAGCAAACACTGTAGCCCCAACTGGAAACGTTGGTGGTTCTACAGCGAATGCTACTTTATCAACAGCACAACTTGCTTCACACAATCACCCTCAAACAAAATATAGTGGTCCTGGACCATGGGGTGGAATTGGAACTAATGCTGGAACTAATAATACTACTCAACAACCTGGTGGTTCTTCGTTTACTATGGGACAAACTAACGCCGGTAGTGATGGTGGACACTCTCATAATATGAGTGCAACTTTTTCTGGGGATGCAACTTCAGTTCTTCAACCTTATTTAACAATTTTATACGTAATTAAAACTTAGGAGAATAAAAATGGCAACTAATGCAACTTGGACAGTAATTTTTGATGATAAAAGAATTATAAAACGTACTGCTGAAAAAAAATTATATGAAATTAATGATGATTCTTTTTGGTCTAATTCAGATTATTCAAATATATGGGCTATCCAATATGGAACTCCAGTTTCAACAGACGAAGTAGAATACAGAGATGAAACACCTCATTCTACTTGGGAAAGCACAGGTTTAGATTTTCAACCATTTATTGATAAATGGGATGCAGCTCATTTAGTTTATTTACAAAATGAATGGGATAATACTCCAGGGTATATTGATACAGGTGTTTTATATGCTGATGAAGCAGAAAAAATCGCTGATCTAGGTCCAAGACCTACTTCTTATTCTTCTTAATTATCTTAACATCATCCAAGAAGTTATAATATATTTTTTACCTGATAAAGGTGGATTACCTCTATGTAGATATGGAAAGCTTGCAGGCCAAATAACTATTCTACCTGTTTTAGGTTTAACTCTTTTTGAAAAGTGTAAGAATTCCGTTTCTCCACCTTCTTCAACATCATTTAAATATATAGAAAAAACAAAGGCTCTTGCTTCATTTTCAAAACCCCTACCATGTTCTATATGCCAAACATGATATCCTTCTGTTGGAAGAGTTTTTTGTATTTTTAAAGTTGTATAAAGAAATTCATTTGTATCAAAAGCATGGCCTGCTCCCGTGTTTTCAATATAATGTTTTAATGCCATATCAAAATTAACTATTAAAGATTTTAATTCTGAATGCCAAATTTTTATATTATTCCCGTTAGCAAAATATTGTTGATCTTGTTTATTTAATATAGATGCTTTTTCAAAAGTATGTCGATTTAAAGTTTTATTAAATTTATCTTGGTCATCAAATATTTTAATAGCTTTTTTACATTCTTCTTCTGTAATATAACCATCATAAACTCCAATAAAATTGTTTATATTAACTTCTTTTTTTATCATACGTTGTTTAATATTAAGCGATTATCTATTAACCAAGTTACAATTACTTCTCTTGGACTTCCTGAGTTATTATTACAATAATGTTCATAACAACTATGAGGTAAAAAAGTTACTAATTTACCTTTTTCAGTTTTGATATGTTTATTATGTCTTGGAAATATTAAATCCGCATCTGGGTTATTAGTTAAATGTATCACAGTAGATAATACTCTAGGATGACCTGGAACATCATCAGCTACCCCATCAAAATGAACATTTAAATTATCTTCTTCTTTATATTTATGAAATGTAAATCCACTATCTTTTAATCTAGCTAAATCTAATTGGTATTCATACTTTAATTTTTTTTCAACTACTTCATTAAATCTTGTTCTCAATCTATTTTGTACATATACTAAAGATTTGTGATCTGTAAATCTTACAGAATTTCCTTGTCTATTAAATTGATATTCTAATGAATCTTTATTTATTAGAGGATTACAAGCATTACTAATCTCATCACAAAACTCTTCACTAATAAAGTTTTTAATTTCCACAAACATAAGTGTTATCTCCTTTCTTATTTACACCATCATACCATACTCTTAAATTATAGCTATTAGATAAACCATAATAAATATCGATATTTGTTTTTAATCTATCACTTAATTCTTTATAGGACATATTTGCTACGTGATTAACCACCGCTTTAAAATCTCCACGGAGATTATTTTCTGCCATATTAGTAGCATGTGACCAAAACGGAGTTTCATATTTAGAACCATTTAAATAATGCCATAATATAAAATTTTCAACCTGTTTTACATGCCTACTTACAGTATGTGTTGCTTCCTGTTTAGTAATGACTTTATTCATATAGTCAGCGAATGTAACAGCACATTTATAATATGTATCCATGGCAGTTGCTTCTAAAGGTTCTAGAAAAAATAATCTATTTCCATTTAACATTACTCTGTCATTTTTAACAGGTTGTTTAGAAACATATTGTTGAAATGGAAATTTCCTTACTTCACTTACTCCAAGTCTTTCTCTAAAATCTTTTGTTGCTTCTTCTTCTGTTGTAATATTTGAATTATATAAATAACCCAATGAAGTAGTATGGGGTAATGGAATATAAAAACACCAACCATTTGGATGTGCAATAGTTCTTGTCCATTTTACATCATCTGGTTTTACAGGTAGGTTAGCAAGTAAAGCGGTATTTAAAGGATTCTTTAAAAATTCATAAGTATCATCTAAAGCTCCAGGTTTGCCTCTACAATCAATAATGAAATCTGAGTCTAATGAATCATAACTTACAATGTGTTCATCAATTTCTTTCATATTAATTTTCTTTTTTAATTTATTACAAACATAGTTTTGAAACTCTTCTGGATGAAAGTGAATAGAATGTGAAGTTAATGCAAAATCATGAAATATCTTTTCATTTAATTTACCCCAACCTTCATACATAATACCATGTTTCATGGTACATTGAAAATCTGGATCATCTATTTTGTAGCTAAACAATTTATGTAATAAATTAGGAAATAATAATGTGGTTCCTTGTCCTGTAGGAACAGGTTTTATATTAGAGTCATACAATAATTCTAATTCTATTTCTGGGTTCATGTAAGCTAAATACATAGCTGTGATGCAACCTGCGTTACCTCTTCCTATTATCGTTACTTTCATAAGCAATATATATAATTTAATTTTGAATTAAGTAAAGTATATGTAGCATCATTAAATGTCTCAACCAATGGCCAACCAGCTAAATTAAATGAAGTATTCAATAAAACAGGTACCTTAGTTGTTTCATAAAATTCTTTTATTAAGTTATAATAAATAGGGTTTTGTTCTTTTTTTAATGTTTGGATTCTACAAGTATTATTAACATGAACAACCGCAGGTATTTCTTTTCTAGCTTTTTCTTTAGCTTCAATCGCAAAAGTCATATATGGAGATTCATCCAAGCCTCCAAAATCAAACCAATCATCTTTATGTTCATGCAATATAGTAGCTGCTGTAGGTCTCCACCATTGTCGACCTTTTATTTTATTAATAATTTCTTTAGCATTTTTATTTCTTGGATCAAATAGCATAGATCGATTACCCAAGGCTCTCGGACCAAACTCAGATAAACCTTGAAATATAACTACAGGCTCTTTTCTTAAAAGTAATTCTACAGCTTCTGTTTGATTTTTAACTATTCTCATATTTGATTCCTGTAAATACTGAAGTGATTGTTTCTTGACCGTAAGTATTAGACCAACCATAGTCAGTACATTTCTCACACATTTTTTTTAAATAAAAATAAGCATTTGGATCCCAGTTTCCATTGTCTAGTATAATTGTATTTTTATAATTAAATTTTTCAATTAAATTTATAGCTACATCTCTTCTTTTATAAGACATTACTTCACTATTATCTATAAGCACATAATCTACCTTATTAAGAATATCCGGAAACATATCAAAAGTAAGATCATAAATAGAAGCATTGTTTGGAAGTTGTTTCATTAACTCTAATCTAAATTCATCATTAGATTCTAAAGATATAACTTGTTTGAATATTTTACTAAAATGAATAGTAGAACCACCACTACCAAATTCTAGTATAATTTTATTTTTTGTATCCTGCTCACTTAACCATTTTAAGAAGCTGTGTGTTAACATAGGAGGTCCTATTATCATATATAATTTGCAGTATGCACTGCAACTCCTAAAGCTGTCCCCGCATCATGGGGTATTGGATCTACAAAAAAATTTATATTAGGGTATTTTTTAACAAGCTTAAAATTATTTAAACAATTTAAAAAATAACCACCTGATAAAATAATATTTTTAGAATCAATTTTTTCTATTAATTCACATGTTTCATCGAATGTTTCTGTTTGAGCTTTGTGTGCAAGTTCAACTGCTTTATAATCTATATTATTGTATTTTTCTTTCACTTCTGCATAAGGAGCTAAACCCATAAACTGACCATACTCTACAGGAAACCCTGCTTGTTCACTATATAAAGCATATTTATATCCACCTACAATTTTTGAAGTTAAAAGTGCGTTATCTTTTTTAATTTCTTTATTTAAACTATTAAATCTAGCATCTGAATAATGACCATATGTAAAATATATTTTATTTTTATTTACTTTCCATATTGAATCTACTTCACGGTGATTTGGGTATTTATATGAATACGGAGCTCCTCCTCCATCTCTTATTAAAGCAACTGCTTCATTTAAATTAGAATGATATAAAGCGGATATAGCATGGTATTTATGGTGATTTTCTCTGTCAAAAATATATTTTTTATATTTTAATTTATCTAAGATTAACTTAGCTAATTCTAGCTCATCTTTATGTTCTACCCAACTGGTAAGAGCTACAACATCAAATTCAATATTTTTAAATATTTTTAATCCTTTTATTTTATTAAAGGTTTCTAAAGTAGGTCCAAAATGTTTTTGTTTATTTAACCTTTCTTCATTTAAAAATGATTTAACTTCTCCATTTTCTATAACACAATAGGACATATGGTGAGATATATTAATACCCAATATTTTCATTACCATCTTTCGGTATAAAAATTTGAATTGTTTTTCTAGGAATTAAAGGCTTCATTACAGGAGTTACTTTATGTACAAAAGGTGTTTTAAGAATAACTATTGAATTACCTACTAAAGGTATAAAGCCATTAGTCTTCTCATGCATAAATAAAAACTCTCCTCCAAATTTAAGATTCCATCTTCTGTTTATATAATAAGTAATTCCATAGTTAGTATGAGGGTCATTATGCCAATTTATACCAGAATTATCTCTCATAGAATGTAATATAAATTCTTTAATTTGATGATTAACTTTATGAAAAGGATTAGTATTTAAAAGAATATTTAGTTTTTTTAATGGACCATATTCAGGGGCTAGGTCTGATCGGTCAGGAGATTTTTTAAGTCCTTCTAATAATCTTTTATCCCATTGTTTTTTGGCTGAAAATAATTTAACATTTTTACTTCTAAATACATCATAATGTAATTGTTTATAAGTAGAATAATCTAAAAAATTTTGAATATAATATAACTTATCAGGTATGTGAAATACTAATTTCATTCTGGAATACTTTCATCTTTTGAGTGTAGAAAACAATTAACAGCATAACGAGTGCCTTTAGTAATAGGCTCTGTTCCGTGTATCCAGATAGGTTCGGCAGGAAATATCAAGGCATCCCCGGTCTTATAAAACTCTTTTATTCTACCATTAAAGAATGTAAAATCTCCTCCCTCATAGTCTTCGTTTAAATTTAAAGTACAAGATCCTCGAGTTCTTATATCTACATCAGTATGTTCTTTAATATATTGTCCTTCTTGATATCTTAATATTCTTATGTTTTGACTAGCATTTAAATTATGATTAGTAAACGCTGGACATATCCCTTTAGACCTAATGTATAATACGTAATTAGCTATCATAATGTTGATAAATTGTGATGCCGTTTCTAAAGCCCACTTAATATCTTCATTAGGATTTGTGGTTCGAGAAAGATTTATACATTGGAAATTATCTTTTTCTATTTTATTAGTCTTATACTTATAGCTTTCTTCAGTAAGATATAATTCAGGGTATTTTTCAAATATTTCTATTAATTTTTGACAGATATTTTTAGGAACTAGTCCATTAATCCTGTATTTTAAATCCGATATTTTATGATCATAAGCCATTAGATTGTATCTTTCATTCTCTATATATTTAATATATAACATAATTCAGATATTTCAAAGGTTTTTTATGTTACAAAAATTAGGATTTTTACCAGGTTTCAATAAACAGGTTACATCTACCGGCGCTGAATCACAGTGGACAGACGGCGAAAATGTACGTTTTAGATATGGCACACCTGAAAAAATAGGTGGTTGGAATCAATTAGGAGATAGTAAATTAACTGGCGCGGCCAGAGGTTTGCATCACATGGTCAATAAAATAGGTATTAAATATGCTGTCGTAGGTACTAATAGAATTTTATATGTATATTCTGGAGGAGTATACTATGATATTCATCCTTTAGTTAATCCATCTGGAACCGCTACCACAAATTTTTTTAGCACAACTAACGGATCCCCTACAGTAACACTTACATTTAGTAGTG